ACGATCTTACACGCCGCGCTACTGCCGAAACTCGAAACCGCCCCACTCGGCGCCACGCTCGTCATCGAGCAAATCGAAGCGATGGGCATGGCCGTCGGACACGAAACGTTCGAGACGGTCTTCTGGACGGGGCGCTTCTACGAAGCGTGGTCGAACGCGCAACGCTTCCGCCTGCCGCGCCGCCCGATCAAGCTCCATCTCTGCGGCGACATGCGCGCCAAGGACGCCAACATTCGCGCCGCGCTGCTCGACAAGTTCGGCGGGAAGGACGCAGCCATCGGGCGGAAGGCCACGCCCGGCCCGCTCTACGGCCTCAAGGGGCACGAGTTCTCCGCGCTGGCAGTTGGAGTCGTCTGGCACGAGACGCACGTGCATGACGCCTCTGGGCGCATCGTCGCGCCCGCGCAATCGATGCTCGCGATCCGACCGAGCGGGCCGTGGGACGGCAATACCGTGGTAAAATAGACAGTCAAGCCGGGCGGGGGAAGGCCTCCCCTCGTTCGCGCGCACGGCGTGCTGCAATCACGTCGTGGCCCGGCGCCTTCGTTCACCGATTGCAGAGGTGCCGTATGAATGATTCGGTCGACATTGTTACCGCTTTTGCGCGCCTGCTCCCTCAACACGTCGCAACCCTCCATCTCAAACACAATCAGCACAAAAATTATTACGAGTCTGCGGAAGAATACCTGCGCGATCGCAATCTCACCGACAATGATTTCGCTGCGCAAGGCGAACGCGAACGGTGCATCGCTCAAGATTCCATTTGGGAACTTCAGTGGTATCCAAGCACGCCCGTTGGTTTTAATCTGATTATCGCGGCGTCGCTCGAAGCGCTTATTACGGCTGCTGTTGAATTGGCATGAGCCGCGAGAAGATTATTCCCTTCGACCGTCCGCCCACGGACCCGCCGCCGGACGGCCTGCTGCTGAATCCGAAAGACCCGCGTAAATCCGCCCGTGCGTGGATGGTGCGCGAACATCTCGAGGGCCGCGTGTGGTTCATCGATGGCCAGTTCTATCTCTGGGACACGCCCGTCTATCGCGTGCTCACGACGCACGAACTCCGCGCACGACTCGGCGCGTTCTTGGAAAAAACCTTGAAAGCGGTGAGCGCGACAAACGCTAGCGTCATGCCCTTTCAGCCGACGCGCGAAGATGTGGGGCTTGTCGTAGATGCGCTCCAGCAACTCACCTATAGCGCCGCGATCGGTCCGTCCTGGTTGGAACCGAGCGAGTGGCTTCCGACCGACTGCACGCTCTGCGCAAACGGCATTCTCCATATTCCCACCGGCCGATTGCTTCCGCCGACGCCAACATTCTTCAGCGTGAACGCTTTGACGTTCGCTTTCGACGCAGACGCGCCAGAGCCGATTCAATGGTTACGGTTTCTCGATACGCTCTGGCCGGACGATCCGCAACCGATCGCGCTCCTCCAAGAGTGGTTCGGCTATCAACTCACCCCAGACACGCGCTATCAAAAAATGCTCGTTATCATCGGCCCGATGCGCAGTGGGAAAGGTACCATCGTGCGCATCCTGCAGCGGCTCCTCGGCGTTACAAATGTCTGCTCGCCCACACTCACCGCGCTAGGCCAGCAATTCGGCCGGCAGGTGTTTATCGGCAAAACGGCCGCGATCTTCCCCGATGCAAAAATCAGCGGACGCATGGATACGGCCGCGATTGTCGAGGCGCTGCTCTCCATTAGCGGCGAGGATCAGCAAACGATTCCGCGTAAAAACATCGGCGACTGGACCGGCGCGCTCACGGTGCGCTTTACGATTCTCACGAACGAACCGCCACGCATGGATGATGCCTCGGGCGCACTGGTCTCGCGGATGTTGCTCCTGCCGCTCATTGAGACGTTCCTCGGGCGCGAGGATTTGGCGCTCACTGAGAAGCTCGTCACCGAACTGCCAGGGATTCTGAATTGGGCGCGGGAGGGATGGTTGCGTCTTCGTGCCCGCGGTCGCTTCCTTGATTTACCACTGAGCGACGACATGCGCGACGACCTCCGCGAACTCAATAGCCCCATCCACGCGTTCATTGCTGACTGGTGCGACCGTAGCGACGAAACCGCGACAATCGCGCGCCGCGACCTTTTCGCGGGCTACCAACGGTGGTGTAAAGAACAAGGTCGCGACCATCCCGGCACCGAGCAGCAATTCGGCCAGCGTCTCAACGCCGCCTTCCCCGCGATCCGGTCCACACGACCCAGGACCGGAGACCCTTCTCGGCCCCGTTACTACACTGGCATCGATCTTGTCTTGTCACAAAAAACCCGTAACTGAGGCAAACGGTCCAGATGGTCCACACGAACACAGCCTTGGTCCACTCGCGTATGGACCGCGTAAAGTATTGAAAATATTACCAGTTGTCGCTATGGTCCATACGGTCCATACATTTTACTATCCTATACACTATAAAACGTTCCTACTGGGTTGCAGTACAGGATTCGATTGGACCGTGTGGACCAGGCTGGACCACGGCACCTTGACCGTAGGCGTAAACTGAAGCTGTCCGCATGTCGAAAACCGCCGTCCCGGAGCCGTGGACCTGTCCGCATTGCCGCACCGAACAGGCGAACAAGCCGGAGGCGTGGTGCCCTGACTGTTACGCGCCGTGCTATCAGAGCTGGGCGATTCAAGTGGCGCAGCACGTGACGGAGCATCTTGCCGATGGACTGAGTGAACCATTGGCCGTGCTTGAAGCGATGCAGTCGCGCCCGTGTTATCAGCGGTCAAAATTCACGCTTCCGTTCATCGCCCAACAGATGCGGCTCTTGACGAAGGACACGTCAACGCTCGCGCGGCAGATCGCGAAGGCGCGGAGCTCGCGGACGATGCTCGAAGTGCTGGAGACCGGCGACACGAAAGACAAGATCGCGGTGCTGAAGGGTATCCAGGTGCTCGGCGATGTGGTCGAGCACAAAGGGGAAGTCGCGACGGTCGTGCGGCACATTTACGAGGGCGGGGAGGAGAAGAAAACATGAACACGCTCCCTCCGGATGTATTTCGCGTTGGTGACGTGATCTCCGTGCAAGGGCCATCAGTGCCACGCGCATGGTGGACGCGCCACTTTCGCGTGACGGCTGTCAACGATCGCGGCCTTCCTACACTGCGGCTTTTACCGCTCGATGAGACGCCAGAACAACTCGCAACGCGAGCGACGGATGCGCTACATCGCGCTCGGAACCGAGCATGACGCTCCGCGAAGTTAAATCTCCGCAGGATACGCGCCTTGTCTGCGCGCTCGGTCATCGCTATCCCGGAATCGTGCGTGTTGTGCAAGACCAGGGGCACGACTCGGACGGTGATCCGTTCTGGTATCCGCCGCGTGACGACTACAATCCTTCGACGTGTGTCGTCTGCGGTCTCAAAACATGGCGGCGGGAATAACGCTCCGCGAAGTGACGATGCGCTGGCGCGGCCCGATCGCGCAGTTCTTGCGCGACGAGACGCCAGAGATTGATCTCGAAGGCGCGCTGTCGAGCGGCAAAACCACGGCCTGCGTTTGGAAGGTCTTCAACTCGCTGCATACGTTCCCTGGCATCCACTGGTGGCTCGGCCGCTATGGCGACGGCGAGACACAGACGAAGGTGCGGCCCGCATTCGAGCAGGTCTGCCAGGATGCCGGCAGCGTGCCGGCGTGGAACGCGAAAGAACTCAGCTACGATTTTCCGAACGGCTCGAAAGCGTTTAGCTACGGGCTGAAGTCGCCCGATGCGCTCTCGCGTTACTCAAAGATGCGCGGCATGGGCGTGGCCGGCATCTACAACGACCAGACCGAAGAACTGCCCGAGGACTTCAGCCTGGAGTTGCGGCTGCGCCTTCGGCAGCAGGGCTTTCCCCATCAGTTGATTTTCTCGCCGAACCCGCCGAACGTGACGCATTGGCTCGCGCAGCAGTTCCCGACGTCGAATACGATCCCGAACCGCAAGCACTACGCGATCAGCATCCACGACAACGCCCACAATTTGCCGGTTGAGCTCCTGGAGGCGGCGCTGCGCGCGTATCCGCCGGACCACGCGAAGCATCGGAGTGTGATTCTCGGGCTGCGCGGGATGAACGTGACCGGCGAGCCCGTCTACAAGGGCGCGTTCGTGCGGGCGTTGCATGAAGTGGCGCTCGCCTACGATGCGAGTCTGCCGCTCGAGATGGCGCTCGACTTCGGGAAGCATCATCCGTGCGCGATCTTCCGGCAAGTGTCCGCGCTCGGCCAAGTCCGCTATCTCGGCGGCATCCTCGGGCAGGCGCTCTACCTCGATGACTTTCTGGAGCTGGTGCTGCGTTACCGCGCGCAGTGGTTCCCGCATCCGGTCGCGATCCGCGAGTGCTGCGATCCGGCCGGCGCGGCGGATACCTCGCACGGAACCGCGGGCGCGGTGTCGATTCTGCGCGCGCAAGGGATTCGGCCGGCGTTCGTGCCCGACAGTAACAGTCCCGCGCTCCGTATCGCGGCGGTCGAGCGGATGGCGGCGCAGATGCGCAAGCGCGCGGCGGACCGGCAGGAAGCCTTCGCGATCAACGCGGACCATGAGCACTGGCTGGTCATCTCGGAGCACGGCACGGAGCTGAATCGCTTCCTCGCAGACGGCTTCGAGGCTGGCTATGTCTGGGACGAGCACATGGTCAGCGTCGGGAACAAGCAAGTGCGCAAGCCGAAGAAAGACGGCTGGTATGAGCACGGGCAGAACTGTGCGGAGTATTTGGAGTTGAATTTCGGACACGAGGCGCCGAAGGTGCGCAAGCCGGCGGCGCCGAGCGGGCCACGGCCGCCGCGCGGGGATATGGCGTGGGCGGGTTGACGCGCGTGATAAAGTGTCGCTGATGTCCGCGCTTACCCCGACGCAGCTCCATGCCGTCACCTGTTCGCTCTGCGCGTATCGGCCTTCGGCGCGGTCGTGGCTTGCGGCGGATACGGCGCTGGATGATCATGCGGTCGCCGCGCATCAGGCGCAGGTCCTCCCCAATGTCCGCCAGTAGCGATCGCGCCACGCGCCGGGAGTTGCGCCGCGCGATGGGCGAAGGCGCCATCTCCGCGATGT